ATTTCGTTCCTGGTATATAGATGGTCGTTTGTACTATCATATTCTCATTGATGAAAAGAATGTTAAACAAGGTATTGTTGAAATGCGTTATGTGGATCCGAGAAAGATCCGTCGCATTAAAAACGTAACTAAAGAACGTAGTCCTGCTGGTGTTGAAATTGTAAAGAAAGTTGATGAATACTTTCTGTACAATGATAAAGGGATTACTGAGCAATCAACACAAGGTGTTAAACTTTCACTAGATTCGATTGTTTTTGCACCTTCTGGTTTACAAGATGCAAATACTGGGATGACTTTGTCTCCATTGCATAAAGCAATCAAACCAGTAAACCAATTAAAGATGATTGAAGATGCGGTTGTGATTTACCGTATCTCTCGTGCGCCAGAACGTAGAGTGTTCTATGTTGACGTTGGTAATCTGCCTAAATTAAAGGCTGAACAATACGTTAATGATATCATGAACAAGTTTAGAAATAAAGTTGTTTACGATGCCACTACTGGTGAAGTGCGTGATGATCGTAAACATCTTTCAATGATGGAAGATTTCTGGATGCCTCGTCGTGAAGGTGGTAAAGGTACAGAGATTACTACTCTTCCAGGTGGCCAAAACCTTGGCGACATTCAAGACATCGAATACTTCCAGAAAAAATTATATCAGGCATTGAACGTGCCCATGTCTCGTATGATGCAGTCTCAAGGATTTAGCCTTGGACGCTCACAAGAAATTACTCGTGATGAGATTAAGTTTAGTAAATTTATTTCTCGTTTACGTAAAAGATTTTCTTTGTTGTTTTCTGACACACTACGTGTACAGTTAGTAGCAAAAGGAATCATTAGTGCTGATGAGTGGGAAGATATGACTCACTATATCACTTATGACTTCCAAGAAGATAATCACTTTAATGAATTAAAAGATGCTGAGTTGTTGACTAATCGTATTACTATTCTACAACAACTTGATCCATACATTGGTAAGTACTACTCGTCAAAGTGGGTTCGTAAAAATGTTCTCATGCAAACTGATGCTGACATTGAACAAATGGAAGGCGAGATGGAAGAAGACAATGATACTAAGGTTCAGCATGCTGAATTAGATGGAACTGTGGCTGGTGCACAACAAACTGCTCAACAGAATTATGTTGTCAAGAATGCCATACCAGATCCTAATGAACAACCTGTAGCAAAATAAGGAAATTTAAAAATGAGTAATGTAAAAGATTTAATTAATGCTATTTCCACTGGCGATACTGTTGGAACTGAAAGTTCTTTCAATGCTGCCATCGCAGAAAAGATTGCTGGACGTTTAGAAACTATGCGTGCGTCTGTTGCACAAAATATATTTAACCAACAATCTTTTGTTGAAGAAGAAGTTGAGATTATCTCTGAAGAAGAATGGAATTCTTTATCTGAAGAAGAACAACAAGACTATGAACAATTGGATGAAATTTCTCAAGATCTTGTTAAAAAATATTATAATAAAGTTTCGAAAAAGGCAGTGAAAAAAGAATTCCCAACTAAAGATAGTAAAAAAGATTTGCCTTATCACTGGCAACAAGATATTGCACATGGCAGACTGCCAGCAAATCGTAAAGCTGGTATTGGGAAAGCATTAAATCGTATGGCATCAGGTCCTGACTATTACAATAGGACTAAAGCCAAAGGTGGCAATTTAAAGTGAAATACTACGAATTAAATAATCATGAGTAAGGAAACAAAATGTCTGATCTAATTAACTCTGTATTAAAATCATTGGATCAAGCTAATAGCACATCCAATGTTTTCCGTCAAGTGGATGAGCTAAAAACTCCAGCTGCTACTGACGTTCAAGAAACTGGCATGAGCGAAAAAGAAATCGAAGAAGCCAAAAAGAAAAAGATGGATAACTGTTAATATGTACTACGGTCAGTTCTCTAAATCTGTTCTTAACAAGTTCACTGGGTTGGACATTGTTGAGACATTTCATTCATATGAAAATTTAATTCAGAGAACTTCAAACGATACAATTTATATCAACAATGTAGAAACTGATTTCAAAACGATTGAAGAAGCAAGAACATACATTAAGACAAAACAAACTTCAGATAATTTAGAAGAGACTGTCACACAAGAGGTTTATGAAGAAATTACAGCAAACCGTATAGCAAATATCATTAAAGAATATCACGATATCAAAGTTACCGATACTCTAATAGAATCATACGTTGAACTTGCTTCTTCAAATATTTTTACAATTGACCCAATCGTTCAAGATATTCGTAAACTAAACAAACTAGATGTTGTAGTTGAAGGTAAGGTTCACTATGAACTAACCGATGGTTCCGTAGTTGCAATTAATGAGTCTACGCAAGAGTTACTAAATAATTTGTTACAAGACCAAAAAGAAATTATTGAGTACATGAGAGAAGGTAAAGAAAATTTCTTTCATGTGCTTGAACGTATAGAGGAACAATAAAAAATGGCTGTCGTAAAAACTGTTCTAAAGAACGCAAACCAAGAAAGCATTGTAAAGGTTGCTGGAACTGCAGCTTCTGCAACTATTTCACTGGCTACAGATTTGCTTGCAACTACACAAGCACTAGATGGTGGAACACAAACTGCTAATATTTTTGGTGTTACATGGACTGGTGCTTCTGGTGGTATTGTTACCATCACTCGTAATTCAGTTGTTGTTATGACACTACAAGCTGACGCTGCTGGTATGTTAGAATTTGGTGGCCAAAATATGATTCCAGATACTATTGGAAATACAAGCGATATTGTTGTAACAATATCAGGCGCACAAGCAGAGTGCTGGTTAAAGATACGTAAAGTTGGTGGATACGCTACTAAAGTTGAACCAGCTACTTATGGTTCTTATGACGACACTACTCGTGTCGGTGCTTCAACTACTGCTTCTGGCTCTCCAGATAAGGCATAATCATGAAACTTATTAGAGAAGTATTAGAAAATCCAGTTAGCCTAGTTACCGAAAGTGCACTCGGTAAAGGTAAGACTCACTTTATTGAAGGTGTATTCCTTCAATCAGAATTGAAAAACCGTAATGGTCGTATGTATCCAGAAAAAATTATGGATAAAGAAGTCGGTCGTTACATTAAAGAATATGTCGAAAAGAATCGTGCATACGGTGAACTTGGTCATCCAGAAAATCCACAGATCAATCTTGATCGTGTTTCTCACTTGATAACTTCATTGCGTAAAGAAGGCACTAACTATATCGGCAAAGCAAAGATTCTAGAAACACCTATGGGTAAAATCGCTATCGGTTTGCTCGAAGGTGGCGCAAACCTTGGCGTGTCTAGTCGAGCACTTGGATCCCTTCAGACAAATAATGAAGGTTTACAAATTGTTCAGGACGATTTTATGCTGTCAACAGCAGCAGACATCGTTGCAGACCCATCTGCTCCTGATGCCTACGTACGTGGCATCATGGAAAGTAAAGAATGGGTTTTCGTTGATGGAAAGTTTGTGGAAAAACATATTGAAGAAACTCAGCGATTCATTCGCAAAACTTCTTCACGTAATCTAGAAGAAGCGAAGATCCTCGCTTTTAAGAATTTCCTTCGTGAAATTCGTTAAATAATAAATAATATAGAACTATTCCAGTTAGGAGAAAAACGATGTCAATCGAACAAAAAATCGCCGAGATGCTTGCTGAGTCTAACAAACAACAGTTAGACGAATATAAAGTTTCAGGTAAAGAAGGTGGTATGGACACAGGTAAAGATGGTGCTCAGGCTGGTGACCAAAAAGTCATGCGCACTGCCACTAACACTGTACCAAATGGTGGTGAAACACCAAATCCAGATCATGCCCGTAACAATGTAGACAACGAAGATGAAGCCACAAAGGGTACATCTAAGAAACCAAATGTTGTTACTGCAAAAGCTGAAGCTGGTGATCAGTCTCCAGTAGTTGCTGGCGCAACTGGTGCTAAGCCAAACATGAAAGAAGACGTTGATGCTCTTTTCAATGGCGAAGAACTAAGTGAAGAATTTAGACAGAAAGCTGAAACAATTTTTGAAGCTGCTGTTATGAGTCGTGTTAAGACTGAAGTCGCACGTATTCATGAAGAGAATGAAGTTAAACTTGCTGAGCAAGTTGAAGTAATGAAAGAGGGTTTGGTTGAAAAAGTTGATGGATACCTCGACTACGTTGTCGAGCAGTGGATGACACAGAATGAAATTGCCCTAGAGCGTGGTATGAAATCCGATATTCTTGAAGGTTTCATTGGCGGTCTGAAGAATTTATTTGAAGAGCACTATATCGATATTCCTGAAGAGAAATTCGATGTGCTTGGCGAAATGGAATCTAAGATCGATGAGTTGGAAACAAAACTTAACGAACAAGTTGCAGCTAACATTGAACTAAGCAAGAC